ATAATTCTTAGGGCCACGGTCAAAAAACCAATTGCTAGCACGTTTTTTGTACTCTGTTTCAAGAGCGTCCAATTCAGGCTTTGCGACTGCCATGACTTTCATTTGAATCTCAGCAGCATCTTTTGGCTTTAACCCAAGCTCCGCGGCGCCACCTTTTGGCTGCATAGCCCTGGCTAGACCAAGACCAACTTCGAGTGGCAACATCGCCTGATCCTGCATAAGCTTCTGCGTTTGCAGTCTATATGTACGCTCTTCTCTTGCCGCCTTGTCAGCCGCATCGTAATCCCCGCGACGCACAGCATCTTGGTATTTCGCATGGGCCAACTGTGCCTGCAATGAAGCTTGTTGCATGGCACGATTCTCTGCGCCCATGGACTTCTTAACATCCTCACCGGCTTGCAACCCACCAGCCAAGCCTGCAAGAAAGTTACGATCTTTACTACCCATCATGGCCAAAGCTGCCTGGCGGTTAGCCGCTTTCTGAATATCTTCTTGCGTAGGCTGCTGACCGTAGAACTTCTTTAGTTGCTCCATGATTGGAGACATCTGGTCTGGAAATGCCGCCTGCCTTTCTTTCAAAATCTGTTGCGACCGACCAGCGGTTTCGTAAGGCTCTTCGGTTTGAATCTGCGGAACCCCTGCCATGGCTCTCTTACCCATAGCAATGATCTGCTCAATACCCATAGGAGCCTGAGCAGCAGGGACTTGCTGCGGTGCAATAACTTGCGGTCTTTGTTGCGGTTGTGCAGGCTTAGCTGGTGGTTGAGCAGCTGGCTGAGCAGGCTTAGGCGCAGCTTCTTTCACGCGTTGCTGAATCGTAGACTCAGGATAGCCCGCCGCACGTAATTCTGCTGCTGTAGCCATGACACGCTGACCATTGATGATGGCAGGGACGCGGACCTCTTTCTCTTCCTCGACCACAGCTTCGCCACCAAACTCTGCACCGACACCGCCACCAAATTGAAACGCAACAGGACCGCCGCCAGCCATACGCTGCTCAGGCATCAACCCAGCAAGTCCTGCTTGTGGTTGTTGCGACGGAGCCATTTGCATAGGCTGTGGCTCTTGAGGAGCATTCATACCAGGCGGCATCATGGGCATACTTGGCGCAATAGACTCAGCCAGTTGTGCAACTACAGGCTTGTTAGGCTTTTGTGCCCGCTGGCTAAAGCGCTTACGCATGTCCTCACGGCGAGCCATTTCCGCCGCAGCAAAGATCGCTAGCTTAGGATCTTGTGCGTACTTAGGAAGCACCTGATCAGGTACTGCCTTAAACATCTCCATGGCCTCAAGGATATTGACATCCCCGCCCAGCCCGGTATTCGCTTGTGCGTACATTTATAGGCCTCCGTACAACAGACGCGCCAATCCCAATCCTTGGGTAAGCGGATTGCCTGAAGACTGATAAGCAGACTGAGAGGCGTAACCCGGTAAGCCAAAGATAATGTTTCGGTAGGTCTCTGCCTGCCGAGCCGGGTAATCCCGCTGCTGCTGGAACTCTTGATACATCGCATCCAGATCACGCTGACGCCGCGCTTCATCAGCAAGCCCAAGCTGCTGCAAGCTCTGAGCCTTCTGCATTTGGTTCTGCAAGTCCTGCTGGTAAAGCTGATTGGCTTGATTAAATGCCTGTGCAGATCCTTGCATCTGAATGTTAGATAGGTTGGTGCCAAGGTTCCTCATAAGCTCAGACTCAAGGATGGCCTGGCGTGATCCGCCAAACGCACCACGCTGAGCCGCTTGACCACGCAAGGATTGCAACCCGGACCCAAACTCTCTGACGGCTTGCTGCTTTGCAACATCCGTCACCGATTGTTGGTACGGATTCATGTAGGCCTGCATGACCCCCATGTTCTGGCCGCCAACATTGATTTGTCCTAGCAGGCCCGGACTCGCAGCGGCTTGCTGCGCAGCTTCAACACCTTGCTGGTATAGCGGTGCAGTCTCAGCGTACCGTTGTTGGGAGTAAGGCGTATAAGGTGTATACGCAATCTGCTGGCCCATGCGGAAGACATCCGATATATACGGAAGCTGAAACTCCGGGGGCATTTGGGTGACTGTTTGGGATGGTCCGCCCGTGCTCATTTGGACACCTCTTCAATTAACGTGACGCTTTTGACTTTCAAACCAAAAACCTTTTGCCAGCCTGGGCGCCCTTGGATCGTAATTGCATCACAGTTCATCTGCTTTGCATACAGGCGCACATACTCAGCCATGACTTTCAACTCTTCCAGATCCCCGCCGCCAAGCCATACATTACACAATCGCTTCTGCGGAAACTGACGAACCTCGGTAATGATGGCGCAATTCTTACCAGGCCAGAAATGCGCTTTACCCTCTGTAACAAGATCAAATACATCCTTTACCGTGAACAAGTTCCCGGCATGGTCAAGCGCCGTCTGTATATACGGCATACAGCGCGACCATTCGCTAGTCATGCAGGCATAGCCTTATCAGACTTGACGGCTGGCGGCTGTTTGCTTGTGCCATGCCTAGCCTTGCGAATCTTCTTCATCATGTCGTAGAGCTTCTGCGCACCAGCATTCGATGAGCCATTACCAAGATCGGATACCACATCAGCCGGCACAACAAACTCACCGCGGGCTAACCTGGCAGGCTGAGTCTTACCGCCGCCGTGGTCAATCTGAGCTGTGATGCTGTCAGACATACCATCACCAGGACCTTCTAGGTACCTGCCAGCAGCTGCATATACATCGCCACCTTCAGCGTAGTCCACAGATCCGCCGTCATAGCCAACAAGAATGTCCGTGATGGGGCCGCCCTGCGCCTTGGTAGCAATAGGCTCAACCGTCATGGGCTTATAGAGCGATGCAAGACCTGCCTCATATCCTGCCTGACCTTGGGCAATCTGCTCTTGCGTGGGCCCATACTTCTTGGCCGCTTCCGTAGCATTAAACTGGAACGGATTGGGATTGAAGAACAGCGGCATCCCTTTCATGGGCGTGTAAATGTTCTGGCCAGACGCTGACTTTTGTGGCGCTGGTTGAGGTGGGAACATGGGCGCAGTAAGTGCACGGTTATATACAGGGGCGGCTTTGTATTCGGGCTGCTTAATCGTTGGTGCCTGCTGGCGGGTAAGTGCAGCAGCTAATGCACCAAGGCCGAGAGCAAGACCGGCGCCCATCCCGTTTGAGCCTTGCGTGCCAAGAAGAGCCCTTCCCAGCTGATTCCAAAAATTATTGGTGCTAGAGCTTGTGCTCAAAGCATTACCTAGATCATCCACGCCGGAGACAGGGCTCCAAGTCCAATCGTAATTGGAGCCAGCACCGCTGTATATGTCATTTTCCATATCGTCTGCGCCGCTAGACGAACTGCTGCTTACGCCATAAAGATCTTCTGCTGACATGCTCTACTCCGCTAAGTAGCCCATTTTATTGGGTTAAGTCATAGAAGGAAATGGACCCAACCCCATCCCCTGTTGTTGCGCCAGAAATAGTGCGAACACCCAAGGTGTAGATATCACTAACGTCTGTCAATGAAACACCAAGCTGCTGGTCCCAGTTAAACCCGGTTGGGGATAACGTGTCCGCTTGCCCGCCACCACCACTGTTTGCAATATATCCCGTCTGCACAATAGTACCTGCTGTGGCAATAGCCGTGGCTGCAACATCAAACTCTACGTTGCTATCAGAAGGAACGGTAGCAGCCCAAGTTGCCCCAGTAAGAACCGGATTTTTGATCAATGCAATTTCGTAATTTTGCAACGTCGTTGGCTGGAACTGTATGCGGTTTGGTAGCACCACTGCACCCAATGCCGTTGATGCCAGCCTGATTGAAACAACCGGAAGGAAATTAGCAGCCGTGTTAATGGTATTAAGAATGGTTGTACGTCTTGCAACGTGCTGAATGGATGTAGCCTCGAAGCCACCTTCCGATATAACCGATGAGCATATCTGCGTGAGCGTTGCAGCTACTGCCGATGTTGTCGTGGTGATTTCATATCGCACAGGCAAAATAGCCGTGGTCATGTACACCGTCGTTCCATAAACATTTGCCGTGTCAAACGTATGGCAAACAATATACTGGCCATTGATGATGAACCCACAGCGTACCGTGCCAACACCCAGCCACTCAAAATCCATCCACAGAATTTGAGGGTGCGATAAATCAAGCGTTAGCCCAGATTCGCCCGTCCCATCAAGCTTGTCACCATTCCACTCTGTCTGGCTTGCAGCTCTTGAATCGCTTGGTGTACCAGAAGTATTTGTACGTAATACAAACGAATTGATACCACCAGCGCGTTGGAAGAAAAGCCCGTTTTGGGTATTAAAGTAACCAACCTTCTGATTAAGATTTGCAGAAGTACCGTTGTCCATCTGAAAGGTTGCTAACACTAGCAAGCCTTTTCCTGGCTGGTACAGCATATTCCTATAGGACTGACGCACCACAGAACCAACGCCGCCGCTGGTAACAGTCATGCTAACGCTTGACTGATTGGTATTAAAGGTTGATGTCCCCGTGCCAGACGTAGAGGTACTGAATTGATTATCAGCAGCGTACCTGTTCTGACTATCAAAGAGGGTATATGGTTCACTCACCCGTTGGCGACCAAACGCATCAAAGTACGTCCCCGGGAAGGTGACTGGTAATGTGTTATCGGTTGCCATAAGCAGTGATAAATAATTATTAAGACGGTTAAAGTACAGACGTAAGACGTTGTTTAGCTGCTCCTGATACTGCGGATTCCATTGTTGCGGCGCATAAGGAAGATTAGGCGCTGCAATCTTGGTAAGCTGATAATCAGAGGTGACAACATAAGTCATGCACCACTCCCTGTAGCTCGGCCATCCGGCCTGATGTCAATCCTTGGAGCACCAAGCTGCCACGCACTACCTAGGTCGGTTGATTCAACCTTGAGAATCAATTGACGACCCCTAACACGGGTATAAATCTGCCCGGTAAATTGCTCAATCGTGGTTGTCGATGTCCTTGTCACCGCGGCCGAGCTCGACCCGCCTTGTGATTGCGGACTGTTATAACCAGATCCCGAGTTCATCATAGGTATCAGCGTCATGGTCACACTTGGATTTGGATTGGTATTACTGGTACCGCTAAACGTAATATCTGGAAGCACGCGCCAAACAAACCCAATGTTATGGCCATCCTGAATATCAAACTCAGCTGACTCAATGTAAGCATTGATAGCCTGCGGTATGCCGCTCACATTGTCATCGTTACCAAACTCATGGTTCACAAGGTTGTTGCTATACGTTGCAGCCACCGGATAATCCCGTAAGCCTGCGTCCACCCATGCCGTGCGAGCCATGGTGCCGTAATACCAAATGCGCTCAAGGTAGTTGTACACAACATACCGGTCTATGGTGCTGCTACTTGCTGATGCGTAGAACCACCAGATCTCATTGAAGCCCTCGTTGGTCCCTGAGAAATACTGGAGATATTGAGTTGAATTAATGTCTTGGTAAATGTATTTACGTAAATCGCATTGCAGCGTTTGAACGCGGCCGTCATACATATAAAACTTATCAACACCCATCCAGAACGCTATACCTGTTGCCACTGATGCAGCATTCGGTCCAACGATGGATATATTGTCCGCCAATAATTGAGCGCCCCATATCAATGGCGCACCTAGGTATTGCAGTGAATAAAGCGCAGTATCCGTCCACACCAGGATTTCTTGCCTAGTCTGTGCGACTGCCATGATCTTTGATCCATGAGAAAGCCTCAAAGAGCCGGCCTGATTTGCAGCGCTTGGTAGCCAGTCAGTTACCGACTCCTGATCAGCCCAGCGTATCAACATGGGGTCTTGATCGGAAGACCCGACATCATTACACCCAAAACAAAATACAAACCTGTAAACATCAGAAACAAATACAAGATTCTGTATAACCGGAGGATCTGTTGCACCCGGTAACGTCTCAATACTGACGCCCCGTGAAGACAGGCCATCCGTGGCATCCCAGTAATAAACAGCGCCACCCCGCGGACCAAATACCAAGTCCTCACCAAAGTTCATGGCTGACCAAAGCCTAAGCGCATCCGGTACGAATACACCTACACCGCCCCAGCTTCCATCGCCCCAGTTACCCGCTCCCCAGCCAACTTGTGCAACCTGCTCAGCCGGACCAATCGTGATTTCGTATGCAGCACGAACAGCCGATCCCCCGCCCGTTGTGGTGCTTGATGCTGAAGATGATGCAGTGATCGTAAAGGCATTGACCGTTGTGACAGTCATCATGTAATTGCCATTTAGATCTAGTCCAGCAACAGTAGTGGCGCCTGAAAAAGTTACGTAATCACCAGTCTGGCCGCCATGAGCTGTAGCAGTTACTGTTACCGTGGCAGACCCATTGGTAGTAGCAAAAGGATTACTGCCTAGCAATACAGCATCAATGTAATAGTCAGCTGTTACCGTGCCACCGCCCGTGGCCGTACTACTAGCATTGGTTGTGACCGTTATGACGTAGGTGTTTGCATCCGTGATAGAC